AGCCTGAACGTCAATCAGCAGTTAAGTAACTTTGTCAAAACGGATACGGGCGTGAATGATTCGCCAACGTTGCTCAAGCGTGAGGTGGATACGTCGCTGACTCTGAAAGATGGCGATATTGTGTTGCTGGGTGGTCTGGCAGAAAACAAGGATTCGCAGGCCAGCACAGGATTATCATTTCTGCCAAAGAGCTGGAGTCAGAAGTCTGACGAGAAGAGCCGCACGGATATGGTTATTCTGTTACAGGTCAAAAAAGTTTGAGTTCCGTCTGAGGTGGGATTATCAGGACGCGGCATCTCAGTTTACCCACCACAACGCCAGTGCGCATAATGTGACACGCGTTATGTTGAAAAGGCCGCTGCGATACTCTCCACCGCAGCGGCCTTTTTATACATAACGTCATTGTGCGCACTGAACCTTAAAGGATTTCAGTGTCCTTACTTAGTTTGTTGTGTATGGTCATCACCAACGGTAGGACAAGCGTTATCAGGCTGAATATTGTCATGCCTGTGATGCTGCCAACAACAAAATGCTTTATCAGCAGGTCAAGAATTAAGTCACTGGTTGTCTGCATATTGCTTTTTAGCAATCATGTAATACTGCACTTTTGTACCACGGGTGGTACTTTTTGCTCTTCTAGCAATCGCCAAATCGTTTTGTGATTACTATTTTTTTTGTGTAATTTCATTTTTCGAAATCATATCTTGTTTTGCATCGTTTAAATATTCATCTATCAGATAATTCACGATCTCCGACCATTTTGTGACTTTTCCTGTTTTGGCTGTGATATCTACGGCTGCTCTTTCTATTCTCAGATATCTCTCGTTGCTTATACCAATACTTTTCCTGCTCATTTTTTGTTCTCCCGTTCTTTTGGCTTAGTTTAATGCAACATAGCAAAATTGCATTTGTGCACAATTGCACTTGTGCATCTGGTTTTTTTGTGTATTATTTTTGCAAGTTTGCACAATTGCACACGGATAAAGCATTTGGGGGGATTAGTGACTGAATCAGCCATCCTTACAGCGTATAACGCCATCGACGCGGCATCCGTTGCCCTTGGTCGTCCCTGCCTGACGCTGCCCGAACGCGAGCATTTTCGGACTGAGCGCGATGTTGCCACCCGCAACCTTGCCACGCTTTCCCGCCAGTATCGTGATGAGGTCGGGACCTTATCTGCACAGCTCGCATTGCCGCGTAACACGCAGGTTGACCGTGTGATTTACGGAATTAACTGCACGGATTTTTCACTCCCTGACAGGGGCAGGGCTGCCGGACTGGTATCACAGTTTGGCTCGTTTTCGTACACCGTGGCGCATGCTTTCTGCCGTCTGGTTTACCAGCTCGGTGTGAAAAATTCGCTGATGGCGCTTGAGTCCGCGCACCGTTTTGCTTTCTTCAATCAGGACGGAGACCCTTATGAATTCTCGCTTTTCTGCACTGATGAGCAGATTGCTGAGGTGGCTGATTCGGTTGTTCGTGACTGCCTTGTTTCTCGGGCCATTTATAGTGATGTACCAGAGCATCACCTTCTCAATGTGATGGCCTATTTTCAGGCCATCTCCGGCTTTGATTTCGCCCCCGTTTATGCCACTTATCATGAGCGTTACGGCGATGAGGGATTGCTTAAGCGTCTGACTGATTTGGCTTTTGTCACCCGTTTCCTGCGGGTTATCCGTGACCAGCGGGTCAATGAGGTCTGTCGCATGCTCGGCATACTGAACCGCAACGCGCCTTATATTTCTGACTGGCATCGTGACCTGTTTGCTGTCCGCAGTAAACGCGTGAAAAAGTATCTCCGGTCCTCCGGTGTCTTTGATGCGTTTAATGAGCTGGTCTGTACGCTGGAAGATGCGCATAACGCCTCTGTTTCGAATCCGAAAAACCGGATTGCTGAACTCTGCGTTCGTGGAAAGGCCGTCTGTGAACTGTCCGAAGATATGGGGCTGTCCGGTTACTTCATCGTGCTCACCACGCCGTCACGTTTTCACCCGACGACCAGTTTTAAGGTTGCCGGAAAATGGCATTCTCGTCCGAATAAAAAATGGTGGGAAGCAGGTTGCCCGACCGTTAAGGATTCGCACGCCTGGCTGAATACCGTCTGGCGTCGGGTCTGCCGCAGACTGGATAAAGCCGGTATTCAGATACCCGGCCTGCGTACGGTCGAGCCTCATGCTGACGGTACAACGCACTGGAATTTCCTGATTTACTGCAATCCCCATGAGAGCGCAACGGTGCTGGCCATTTTCCGTGAAGAGGCCATGCGCGATGAGCCGGATGAAAAGGGGGCGAAAGAGCACCGTATTCGTATTGAGGCTATTGACCCTGAAAAGGGTGATGGTTTCCGTTACATCGTGAAGTACATCACCAAAATGGCGGGTGATGTCAGTGCGGATGGTATTACCGCCCTGAATGACCGTTATTCTGCCCGTTCATTCTGTGATGCCGTCAGCCGTGCCGCCTGCTGGCAGAAAGCAACGCGCCTTCGCCTGTTCCAGTTCTTTGGCGTTCCCTCCGTTACGGCTTACCGCCAGATGCGCAGCTTCCGCGCACCGCTTGAGGCGCATCATATCAATATGCAGCAGTTCACGCCGCAGCAGGTCGCCGAACTGGAAGCCATCCGCATGGCCTGTGATGCAGGCGATTTCCGGACCTATATCCTGCTGAACGGCGGTTTCTTCTGTTCTGAACGTCTGCTTCGTCCGTTTTACGTTCAGCCGCAGGAAGGTGGTAAACCCCGTTTTAACCGTTACGGTGAACCCTGCGCACCGGTGATTTCCGGTTTCATGTTTGGCCCCGTTCCGGTCATAACCCGTTTTATGGGCTGTGTTGTCCGCCGTATGACCCCCGCAGAAAAAATCCGCGCAAAGGAAGTCAGAAGCGGCAGCAGCTATGAATCTGTGTTTATTTCGTCGGCTTCACGACACCGCACGACGCGCTCCCGCGCGGCGGGTGGGGGCGGCGAAGCCGACCCTTGGACTTGTGACAATAACTGTCCCTGACTGAATTTTTAACATTGAGGAGTCTGATTTATGAATCAAATTTATGACAGTTTTCCGTTTCCTTCCCCTGAGGGTTTTACTGCAGGTATGACAATGGCGGGATTTTTTATTCACGCCACTGTCATAAATGATGAGGAGTTAAAACCCACGGGTTCTCATTATAACCCTGAGGCTAAACCCAAATATGCCATTGTTATTGGCTATCCGTATGAGGACCGAAAATTAAAAGTCCGCCGTGAGGAGCATGAGCGATTTTCCTGTACTGAGGAGGATTTTAAATTTTTTAATTCATGTCCTGATTTGCAGGGCAAACCTGTTTATCTCACGGTGGATGTTAACTCATGGTCGACAGGCTCTGAACGTCATGGTGTCTGGTATCGTTTTATTTCCGGCTCCATGAAACGTTTTGACGGTCAGCCGCTGGGTGCACTGCCCGCAGGTAAAGAAAAAGGCTGATGATATGTCTGACGCTGATTTTCTGAACTTTGTTTTATTTGCTGCGCCTGCAATGATTTTATTTTCTTCAGGTTTTGGCATCGGAATAAAACTGATTCGCGCCTGTGACTCACAAAGCATTACTGTTCAGCGTTATTATGACTGAATTTGATTTCAGCGGTGTTTTATCCGCACTGAATTCTGGCGTACAGGACGGAGAACTTTACTGGGCCGTTCTGTATGTCTGGATTGTCTGCTGGCTTCTTGGCTTTGGCCTTGGTGTTATTTTCACTCTGGTCTGCCGGATGTTCAGCGATGCTGTTAATTAATTTTAATTGTCAAAGAGGAATTTTATGAAAGTGAAAACTCTTGTTTTATCTGGTCTGGCAACGACTGTTTCTGTCGCTGCGCTTCCTGCATCTGCCGCAGTTCAGGTTCCGTCTTTTATTTCTGCTGATACTGTTAAAGAAATTGGCGACGCGCTCATCAGTGTGATTGGCATTGCAGGTACGGCGGCATTTGCCGTGCTCGGTGTTTCACTGGCCGCCCGTCTGGGTATCGGTATCATCAAAGGCTTCCTTTCCCGCGCGACCTGATAGTTATTTAACGACAGCGTCCTTCGGGGCGCTTTTTTAATCATGCCAGGAGTGTTTTGCTTGATTCGTTTTATTATTTCGCTTCTGTTTTTGTTCTTTTCTTCGCTTTCTTTTGCTGAGGAGAAAGAAGATCCGGATAAGCTTGTTCAGTGTTTTGGCCGTTTCCACTGCAGAACAGCTTATTCAGATGCGGGGGCATCGATTAAATTAGCCAGGGGAGCTGGTCATATTTATTGTGGTTCCGGTAGTTACGATGCGTGCTCCGGAATAATTCATTATTGCGGTAATAGGCTATCAGACTCGTCTCAAGCGCCTTCCACCGTTGGGGTTTTTGTCCATGCCCGGTGGTTCGCATATAAAGTCTGGGATTTAGAGAAGCGAGAGTGGAGTACCTGCACTCTTCAATATCAGGGTGGTGAGGGGGATTTGACACCTGAATATAATAAGCCGCCAACTGACGAGATTTGTCTTTCTCGTCCGGTTCTTGATGGTATGACTTTTCCTGGTGTTTATAAAGGTGATGACGGGACCCGTTATGTTAATGTGCAGGGGTGTATTTATGAGGCAACCGGCAATCCTTTTATTTGTAATCCCGATGATGATACGGTTTGTACTGCCAACTGGAAACCAGTTGCTGTAGATCCTGCATTCTCCGATGATAAGGAGGATGGCGGTAGCTCAGGTGGCGGCAGTTCCGGTGGTGGTAACTCTGGCGGCGGTAGCTCAGGTGGTGGCAGTTCTGGCGGTGGTAGCTCAGGTGGCGGCAGTTCCGGTGGTGGTAACTCAGGCGGTGGTAGCATAGGTGGTGGCAGTTCTGGCGGTGGTAGCTCAGGTGGCGGCAGTTCCGGTGGTGGTAACTCAGGCGGTGGTAGCATAGGTGGTGGCAGTTCCGGTGGTGGTAACTCAGGCGGCGGCAGCTCAGGTGGTGGCAGTTCCGGTGGTGGTAACTCAGGCGGCGGCAGCTCAGGTGGTGGTAGTTCCGGTGGCGGTAGCTCAGGCGGTGGCAGTTCCTCCGGCGACGGCTGGCTTGGTGATATTCTTGGCTGGTTGCAGCGTATTTGGGTTTCAGTGAATGATTTAAATAATGCTTTTTCTGTTTCTCAGGATGATATTACCAGTGCGGTTAGTTCTTATGATTCACAGTTAAATGAATTAATTCATTCTGTAACGCCTGAACAGGATGATATGTCTTCATTTGCTGACAGGCTTTTCAGCCTTCTTCCTGATGAGTGGCTTTATATTAATTTTGATAAATTACTTTTAACTGGTGAACTGCGTCGTTCTGGTGCTCAGCCAGTTCAGATTGAATTTCCGGGAATAAATGGGTTGTATTTTACAATTGACACATCTGATTTTGCTTCAGTTTATGATGACATTATCAGGCCTTTATTAGAGTATGCTCTTTATGCATTAACGACTTTGCGTTGTTATTTTATTGTTCGTCGTGTTCTTTTTGTTGACAGGGGGTAATATTGTTTACTTTGCTCACCCAGTTTTTTGTTGCTTTTTTCATTGCGACATTTAAGCGTTTTTTGCCTTTTCTTGGGAAATTGCTTCCATGGGTTTCAGATAATTTCAGGGTTATTTCTTATGTGACTTTTTCAGTGGGACTTTTTGTTACACTTATAAGGTCTTCCAATGAGGTTATTGATTTGGTTTCCTCCTCTGGTGTTGTGAATGGATATCTCAGGATAGGATTTAGCTATTTGCCTGATAACATCAGTCGCTGTGTTAATATTGTGTTTGCCACTGAGTTTTCTGCTTATGTTTATCAGTACAAAAACAAAATAATTAAAATGCTGTTTGATCGCGTTATTTTTAAGGGGTAGTCATGCCAGTTATCACCGGAAATCTGGGTCAGGGTAAAGGCATTGTTGCAGCTTATTTTGCCTCACTTTATTATCGCCGTGGATTACGGGTTGCGGCAAATTATCCGCTTAACACTGAATATATGTCCTCAGGGTCGGATAACCCCGTTACGGTTATTCCGGCCATGCCCCGCATTGAAGACTTTGAGCTTCTTGGTCGTGGATGTCCTGAAAATGAAAAAACACGCTTCGGGGCGTTATTTCTTGATGAGTGTGCGACATGGCTGAATACCCGTGGTTTTGCCCGTAAGGACAGATTACCGTTAATTGACTGGCTGATACATTCCCGTAAGCTGGGCTGGGATGTTTATCTGATTGCACAGCATGAAGATATGATTGATTCCCAGATAATTAAGGCGATGGGGGCTAAAATTATTCGCTGCCGCCGTCTTGATGAATTACGTGTTCCTGTGATTACGCCACTGATGGAATTATTCAGACCAGGAAAAACAGGGGTTGCATCAGGTAAAAGGGGGATTATTCCTCATTACGTGGCTGCCAGTACGTTTCTTTATGACGGCACGATTCACGCGGCACGTCGTCCCGTAGATAAAATCATTATCAGGGCTGCGGATTATTACAACGTTTACGACACTAATTTCATTTTCTCTGACGGAATGGAGCTGCTTAATGGCCGTTTTGTGGATATGCGTGCTGTTTATTCCGTTTTGCCCGGGCGCACACTTAAAACCATGAATCCGTTATCTCAACAACCCGAAAAAAAGGCCACCCCACAGAAAAAGCCGTGGGGCAAGTTGATTGCCTTTCTTTTCCTCGTCACCGCGATGATTGCCGTTACCCGACATTATTTCTCCGGCGATCGGGAGGTTAGTGCCGCTGTCCCTCCTGTGCCTGAAAGCACCGTGACACCTGCACATCCTTTGCCTGCGTCAACGGTTGTATCAGAGCTGAGACAGAAAAAACCGGATGTGCTTCCGGTATCAAAGGAGTGGCGGCTTGCCGGATATGTCAGGGGGGCAAGTCCTTATTTTGTGCTGTTGGGTCCGTCGGGTCAGGTGCGACGTTATACCGCTTTTCAGCCATGGAACGGCAGCGCCACGGAACTGAATGTTGACGGTGAAAGGGTGACGTTCTGGTCAGGCCCGTCGGGGACGGCATCAAAGGGGGATACTCTGACTGACAAAATGCTTTCGTTTGATGTGAAGGGTAAATAAGACAGAGGACACTCCGCTCGCCGCAGACCCAGCGACCGAACGTAGTGAGCGAGTGGTCGAGGAAGCGGAATATCTTCATGACTGAAAAACAGCACTTACGCACGGTATAACATGATGAGAATGATTAACTTACTGACAGCATTTCTTTTTTTGACTTCGGCGTGTGTGCATGCCTCGTCTCCGGCCTTTTTTGTTGACCGTATTCCGCTCAATGCAGCGATACAGCTGGCTCAGGAAGATATTTTCAGGCGTCAGTATGCGTTGCCGCCTGAACTTGCCAGCGATACCCGTCCGGTGACGCTGGATTTAAGTCTGACGGGCGATCAGAAAAAACAGCGTGAAGAGTATGTGCGCTGGCTCAGACAACTGAATATTTCTGTTGAGACTCGTAATGGTGTGGATCATTATCGCTCGTTTAAACCCGTGGCTGCGCCGGAAAAACTGGTTTCATGGGTATATACACCATTTAACCGTTCGCCAGCTTATCTGGCCGCCGTGCTTTCGGGTACAACGACAGGGCGCTCAGCACAGGTATCTTCAGAGAATGCGGCTGCATCGTCTCCGGTAACTTCCGGCTCATTCTTATCAGGTGAGGGTGATTCACTGGTTTTCAGGGGGACACGTTCAGAACTGGCACGCCTTAAGGAGCTGGTTCCGCTGGTTGATGTTCCGGCTCAGGGGGTTGTGGTAACGGGGTATATTTATGAGGTACAGACAGGGCGCTCTGAAGGTTCGGGGCTGGCACTGGCTGCAAAACTCTTATCAGGGCGTTTTGGTGTCAGCGTGGGTTCCTCATCCTCGATGGGGAATTACATTTCATTCAGCTCCGGTACGCTGAATGCGATGTATGAGCTGTTCAGCACGGATAACCGCTTTAAGGTGGTATCCGCGCCGCAGCTGCGCATGGATTCAGGCAGGGAGGCGATATTCTCCGTCGGTGAGCAGGTTCCGGTTCTTGGCAGCGTGTCTTATGAGGATGGTAAAGCCGTTCAGTCCGTGACGTATCGTGATTCGGGGGTGATATTCAAAGTTAAGCCGGTTATCACGTCGTCGCGTATC